AGCTTCTTGCTCTCCTCATCGTTGTTGTCTACTCCCTCGCGCCAAAGCGAAGAAGCAAATTCACATACAGGGCAGTGCTCGCCAAAGTTGCGCTTTGGACAGAGGATTCCCCCGCGATGCTCGCCCACGTTATAGTGGAAGAACATTTCCTTTAGTGGATCGCCATCATTTGTCGGCACGATCCGAATATCTGTATCGCCCTCATCTGGCTTGAACCAGGGTGAGTTTGCGTCCTTGTTTCCTTCGCCGCGAAGGGATGCGAGCTTCTTTCGCATCAGTTCCATATCAATTCCCATTTTATTTTCTCCTATTTGTTGGGTAAAGTAAATCAAGCTTTCCTTGATTCCTATTGTATAACACTCAACGTAGCTTGTCAAGTGTATTCTTGTATTGCGTTAGTGTGGGCAACGCAGAGCCCAAAGTCTTGGTGTTCTGTTTCATAAATTGCATAAGAAATGCGTCGAAATGCGTTTTTAGGCTTATCCTTTAGCATATCAACAATTTTTTTGTGCAATCCTCCTTCTTTTTCTAATCTGTTTTTATTTATACATAAATAGTAACATATATCGCGTTCCATGTCAAGAGGATAAAGCCAATTTTCATCTAAATTTTTTGGATTTAATATTCCATATGTCCTAATGCGATTAATTTCTAAGGGCTTAGATGTCATTCCAATTTCTGGCTCAGCGTGTGTAAAATAATTTACATAATGAACGGTGGAAAATATTGATTCATTAATCTGATCGTAATATGTCTTAATTGGAATAGCGCCAATAGATCTTTCAACATCAACATTAGAAATTGCAGTAAATGAATTCAAAAGCCCAGATCTGGTATATTCCTGTAGGACGCTAAATACCACCTTGTCTAGCAGCTTGGGAATCCCAGTCATCAACTCGGCGTCGGGGCGTATATAAATAACGTCAATCTTTTTGTCTTTAATCTGTTCTAAGATGCCTAATGAGTAATTTGAACTAAACGACGAGCCTACTATAAAGAACTGGATGTGATCAGAGGTCTCTGAAAAAAACTTTTTAACCTTTGGGATGTTTTGCTCATATTCTTCCGCAGTCTCATATTGCTTGAGTCTAAATTTGTACTTTGAGCTTCTCTGCACGCTACTATTCATGACATAAACAGAGTAATTCTTTGTTTGTTTAAATTTTTCAGCGATGCTTGATGCTGCATTGCCTAATCCCACAATTGAAATCATAATTTTATCTCATTCAAATTATAATAATCTTTCCCGGCGCGCAAGTTAGCTAAGTATCCGTCCTCAAAAATATCACGGACGCCAATTACAATATCGCGATCCTCATCTGCATAGTCAATTACGATCTCATCATGAACGACATGAGAAATAAACGATTTTTTGCCCTCAAGCATCTTGTCAATCAAAACAGCTTTTTCCAACACACGATCGGAGGTTGTACTTTGGATTAAATAGTTCAACGCTTTCCTCTGCTCAACCTTAATTTTACGCCCATAGGGTGTACGAATATAACCGTCTATATAATATTTGTCAAGAATTTTTTCACGATCATAATATTCTGAATCAATATCATTTGATTCAGGATTATAAAGCCACGCAAAGAAATAGAGCTTTGCTTCTTCGCGGGTCATCTCCATATCATTAATGACGTTCTGCACGTTCCATTCGTGAATATCGTACTCAGGCTGGTTTTGCCCACATAGATCCAACAGAGTGCGGATTTCGGCACCATTATAATCAAGGCTCATCATCAAGTCATTGTGAGGCTTGATTATGCGACGTAAATCTTTCTTTAACGTAAGTATGGGAAATGATTCCGGATGTGTTGTTAGGCGCCCTGTTATTGTGCCAAACATATTGTAGTCAATGCGCGTAAAGTTCTTCATCAGCTCTTGGATTTTTTGACGATTCATGGATGAATAGAATAGCTGCTTGCAGTCCTCGCTATTAAGATTAAGTTTCTGGTAGCGAATCTTGTGCAGCAGCTTATATACTGCATCAAGATGCTCATAATTGGCTGGCTTATCGTATGTCTGAAATACATACTCTGTGATTTTGTTTTTAATCTCGCAAAACTGCACAAGGAAATCGTGAGGGATCAAATCGAATACGCAATGGTCAGCCATATTAACTTTAGCAATCTTAAAAGACTTCAAATAAGCTTTCATTTTTCTTTGGGTGGCCTGAAGTTCATTACATAAATCTTCTGGGCAGCAATCGGTGATATTGCGCCCTCCAGCGCGTATCCAGGCATACTCCACCGATGGATCCGTGATAGAGGCGCTATATCGCCATGTCTGTGTTAGATTATCTGGAAAATCCTCAAACGACAGTTTGCCGCCTGCATAAATTCCAATACATTCTGACTTATCGTCAAGTGCTTGGAATATCAATATCCACCTCCACTAGAATTACTTGTTGGATCATCATTGTTATTTTTTCTGCGTGCCGGTAAGTGTACATTAATATTATACGTCAAAGATCCCCTATAGTCAAATGGTCTGTTAATAATTCTTTCAAAAGCACTTAATGCATCCATTGAACTGAATCCTGATGGCACTATAGCAATTTTAGTATCAGGAGCCTGTTTGCCCTTAACCCCTAAGAAGTCCTTTTTTAAAGATTCAACATGCGATGCGTTCAAATTTGTTTCTTCTTCCCATACACGAATGTTAAAATACAGCTCAGGAAGTGAATTTTTACGCAATGAAGACAAAAATTCTGTCGTACTAGAGTAGCGCTGTGGTGTTTTTGTTCTTGATACTGTTGTGCCATCGTTATGGCTTTCGGTCTCAAAATATACGGGAGGAATTACCATATTATATAACGTAAGCAAGTCTCTTTTGATTTGATTATTTGAATAGTATACATGATGAGCAGATCTATAATATGTCTCTAAAACATAGTCTGTATAGCCGCTACCGTATTTAGCAGCATATTTCATCATCGCACTAGAGCCGAGATCGGCGACGAGGCGCCACGGATTATTACGATCGACCATAAAACCATACGTTCTGCATGCATTTAAATAAAACTCCCAATTTTTACTATTATAAAACATGTTCATCTTATCCTCATCATTATCAGATCTAATATTGGCTATTTCAACAACAAGTCCCGACACATTCATGGGACATCTTCGACTTTTGACGAATGCAGGCAAACTATAGGGTGTTGTCATGGCTATAGTCTCAACAACAGGTTTTAAGACATCAATAAATTGATCGCCGTTCATAATTTGAATATTGGCTTTACCTGACAGAGTGCGAGCAATTCCGTTTAAAACACCTGTTCTGTACTTAGTATATTCTGCTAACGGATCCACATATGCCTTGTGAACAACAAGGCGACTAAGGTGCTTGTCGCCGGCGTCAATCAAGCCTTTCGCGGCACACTTTCTGAACTGTCTTTCCAGGTCATTAAAGGCGTCTACAACAAAATTAATAGCCATGTGCTGCTTCAGATCACCCACATCAGCCACCTTATTAAATGTTTTAAATAAACTACCTCGACTGTTTGGCGGTGACCTTTTCGATGGGGCAACAAGCACAATAGGTACAAAATGCCTACTAACGCGACCATATAAATACTTTTCAGCAAAATTAAAATCAACAACAGCAGATTTGCTATTATTAACTGCTAAATATTTATTTGTTGCGCCTGAGTAAATGACACCTTTGCTGTAAAGCATCCTAGTGCTTTCTAAGTTACTTTCTTTAAAAAAAGTTGACATACATTAGCTCCCATCCCCGTAAAATTCACTGTACACCGCAAAAGGATTCCACCACGCCGGCGATCCTGCCGCCTCTGCAGCATCGATCGCTTCTTGTGCTGTACTCTCACGTTCTTGTTCTGCAGCGCGCTGGCGTGCTTGCATGCGCCCCTCAGCGGCGAAGCAGTATCTTTCTTCTCCAACGGACGAACGAGATTCGCCATCGTTTTCGTGACCTGGCAAATCTTCTGTAACTAACGCATGCGTGCTAGCTACCCATTTCGCATCTATTGTCGTGTTAGCATAGCCTGGACCAAAGGAGTGTTCAGAACGTATGATCATGTGATAACCGCCGATGCCTATTTGGGTTAAATCAACAATCTCGCTGCCAATCTTAGAGTTGGGTGAAAATCCAGCAGGATCTACATAAATATACAGACCCGGATATGCCTGAACATTAGCGTATGAATGAATCGTAACATCAAAAACTTCTCGCAGCTGTTTTAATCCATCATAGCCATCTTGTTCAAAGCGAAGTTCTTTTAATCCAGTAGTATCTGTTTTCTTTAATTTTATTTTTTTTGTAAGTCCGCGGTCGGCGCCTACATAGTAATGAAAAATACCGCTTGCAGCGTCTTCATCTTCAATGCCTCTCATTTTTTCAACAGGCTGCGTGCGTCCTGCATAATATACAAGCCAATTAACTTCTTTTTCAATTCCATCATCCGCGACAGGATTGCCTCTATTGCCGGCTATATTTAACGCAGGAATCGGAAAATATTGAGACGAGCCGTATGTGCCAATATTCATGCGAGCATGGAGCGGTCGGCTTTCGTCCATTCTGTACATTAAAATATCCGCTGTAATTTCATCTATTAAATCTTCTGTAATTTCACCGTCTGATCCAACAACACTGCCCATCTCCTCTCGGAAAGCTCTTTCAAGATTTGGATATCTTTGTGAAGCATCGACCATATAAGATGTACATGCTGCCTGATTAGTTCGAATCCTCTGTCTTGCTTGATTGCGAAAACACCGAGAATCGTTCAAAATATCACGACACAAATCGTTTATAAGCTCATTAATAAATTTTGGTAGCGGATAATAAACTTCATCTCTATCAGACATTTTTTTTGACAACCATTCAATGAAATATTTAACAGATATGGGAATGTCTCCTAGTGAATAAAATTCGCTTATAAAGTTGCCTTGGTGTACCAGTTCTAGCGGACCCAACAAAATACGAAGTTTTCGCAATTGCGTATCCATCTGTTGAAACCTAATTATGTGTGCTTCTAGAATTTCGCGCATCTTATTCCCTTCAGAAAAATTATATTGTGCTGAAATTTCACCTCTAAGACTTCGGAGATCTGAGAGGATGCTTTTATCAAAGGAGTTTCCATATTTGGAAGACATACCGTATAATATAATATCAATTAAATCGCTTACATAGAAAAAACTAACCGGCTGTACTTTTGTATCGGCGCCGGTCGCTGCTAAGGCGCGGAGCCTTCTTTGTTTGTCTTCTTCTTCTAATCCGAGTGCTTCTATTTGGCTAACAACTTCGTCACTTATAGAAGCTGGCGATGAGCCTTCTTCATAAACCTGAATTCCTCCCTCGTCTATAATTCCGTCAAGATTGTCGCCGGAAAAAACACTTTCCATGCCATCCCAATTTGGACCGGATTGTCTAAATCGATACACATCGTTAGATGTTAAATTTACATATCGAACTTTGTCCCAATACATCATTTCCGCCATAATTCCTTTCATGCTTTCGATTCTATAAATCTCAACTTCAGATGCCAATTCTTCTTTTAGTCCGCTTATTTGATCGGAATCACACTCGGCAGCAAATGCTTGAGTTTTTATATCTCTCATGATACGAGCAGACTCAGTTTTCATCTCCATTGCATGGCGCTCGCCGGCTAGCAAAGCCGGGTCAACCTCGGTATTAGGAAATATGTTAAATGCTGGTTGATCGAAAAAATCCTCAATATATGCAAAATAATTTATATTAAATTCAACACGACCATGATCATCGATGTCAAATTCATGAATAACGGGCGTCAAATTTAATGTTATATATGAATCATAAAGACCGGCGCGAACATCATCTGATAACGTGTGTGCTGAATCTTGTCCAAGTGTAAAAGCGCCGCCGCGACCACTTACAGAGCCCCAGCCAGTTTTATAGTTCCACCCAATGACCGCCTTAATACGAAAATTTAACTTATCAAGGTTGCTTACAATTACATCAGCTTTATTTGGATCAAGTGTCCCAAGTGAGAGGCTTTTAGCTGAGCCTGTTTTCAATGCTAAATCTACATATTTAAATTCTTGAATGTCTGTTTCTTCAGTGTCGTCAATATCAACATACCTGGGTCTAAGAAGCTCGCTGAAGGTATTGGCAAAAAGAGACAATTTGGCTTTGATGCTTTTTTTAATAGCAAAAGGGTTATCTGCCTCAAAAGAAAACGTGAAATCTTTTATTCCAACACCTTGCCCTCTACTATTATTGTCCCTAAAAAGATCAAAATCTGTTGACGTAAAATGTGAATCAAACGGGACTTCAAATTGTGTCTCATTGCCATCGTCGTCAATCAATATTTTATAAATACGAATCAACGGTTGCAAGTTAGCTATTTCGCTAGTCTTCATATTGTTTAGTTTTCTGAAAGTTGGGTATTGTGTTAATCTATTCATAAATCCGAAGGGATCGCCGTCCATCTGTAAACAAGCATTACTATTAGCGCTCTTTGATTGGCTTCTATCGGCAGTTTCAGAGCGACCCTGGTACCAATGATAAGGCAGCATTTTTTCAGTTTCTTTTTCAATCACTTGTCGTTTCCACTCAGAAAAGTAAGGCATTTGTGCCAATAAAAAACACTGCTCTCTGAAAAACGGCGGAACCTCAATATTGCGACCGTCGCCGACCCTTGTTCTGGCTGATGCTTCGCGCAATGCCGATGCGCGCTCTCGCCGATCGTCTGGTGGCGCGCCTTCTTGCCACGATCCGCTCCAATCCTCAGTCATGTCGGCATATGCTTCTTGTTTTCTAGCATACCAATCGTCTCTAGCCCACGTAAAGCACAAATAACACATTTGTTTTTCAGCTGCAAGGCACATGTTATAGATTGCGGTCAAATAAGCTTCTAAGGCGCTGTTAACGTTGCCTAATTGCAATGCAACTTGGGCTGAGGCATCTCCAGATTCTAAGTAGCGTTGGGAATATTGTAAATATTTGTACGCCACCCAATAATGAAACCATAGCAAATCTCCAAATGAAGACATGGCCTCACTGACAGCTGCGGTAGTAGCTGTCGTGCCGCCGGCGTCAACAAATGCATCCTTTGCTTGTTTAAGGACTCCTTCGCCGCTAGCTAATAGTCGCTCTACAAGACCGCGGTCATTGGTCCATTCCATTAAAACAGTACCAACGTCCGTGCCGGTGGTATCTTCTAATATTAAGTCTCCTGTAATCTCGGTAGGCCAGTTGGTGACGCCGGCGGCTGCTTCGCCAGTAAAATAATCATGATCCGCGGTGGCGGTGTCGGACATATGGTTTGTGGTGCCGGAAGTATTCCAGGAATCATTTTCTGGGTGTTGAAATCCAGTATAGTAGCCTCTCCAAACATACCCTTGATCCGACGAGGCGCCTCCCGCGAGGGAATCTTTACCAAGTGTGCGATCTTGAGTCTGAAGACGTTCAAATTCTGACCCCTCTGAGGTGGTGCCTCGGAAGCCGCCCACACGGCCCGTGGTGCTGTTGGCTTCACCGAAAAATATACCGATAACGTGTGCGGAGTAAAGATCCATAAAGCTTGTCCCAAGATTGCCCATCCAGCGCGAGCTTTCTCCGGTGGTGCCGTAAACGCCTTGATACATATCGCCTCCCAAACTCGTGCGGGTGCTTGAAGTGGTTCCTTGTACTCCCACGCGTATAGGACTTCCAACTTTTTTTGAAGCATCTCCAACTGTCACACCTTCTTCTGCTTCGTAAACTACCGCAGTTCTATCATTTAAAGCCATAAGACCAGTTCGACTAGATCTCATTGTAGCTTTTGCTGTGTTTGATGTTGATATTAGTTGCTGCCATTTTGTTTCCCACTGCTCAATATTAGCTTGCTCTTGAGCGTCACTCATTGGTTCACAAGCGCAATCCGAAAACTGTGCTGCGGCTGCAGCACCGCCCTCTGCTATAGCGGTTTCCATCGCCGCGGATGAGGATCTTCCGAAGTTCTCAGTGAACTCTTCAAGCGCCTGAGCGCCTGCGACCAAAGCATCGCCGATGGCATTCTCATAGGCGCCATTAACATCAATAGGGTTGTCATGTCCAAAGAGTACATCCAACGAGAGGCTCTCAGAATCTTCGGTACAAAACGGAGTGTACCATGAGTCATCATCCAGGCAGTCGATTTGAACATATGCATTATACCATGCGAGGGCGTCTGGAGAGCCCAGATATAAGCCAGAAGTAGTTTCGTGGCTTTGATTTTTGTACTTACTTCGCTTTAAAACAGCTCTTTCCCAAACGACCGAATTGCCTGCAAGATTTTCAGCAAAGCCGGGCGCCCAGCTATAGCCATAGCCATGGCTTGAGTCGCCATTTTCGCAAGTCGCCGAAGAGAATGGGTTTGTGGTATAACATCCGACTTGAGATGTCCAAAGTTTAGCACAGGGATTTGTGGTCCCGTCGGTACCCTGACCGCATGGGTTGTTATGACCAGCATTTGGAACCTCAACACAAAGCGTCGTATGACAATAATAATTACCTCCGGAGGATTCGTGCCACGTATAAGCAAGAATATAATTATTATTGCCTTCTGTCGAGAAGTCTGACAGAGCTTCATTTTCAACGCCATATGCCATGAGAGACTATACTCCTAAAACTTTAATGGCGGCGGATATATCTAAAGGAATTGTCAAAATAGCACCTATTTTAATATCAGCCTCAAGAGCATACCCATTCCACCATGCAATAACCCACCAAAAGTTTGAATCAGAGTAATATTTATCTGCTAAGGTATACAGGCGATCGCCATATTTCCACATGTGCTTATCTGTCATCATCTTGGCTCTCTGCCGTACTGATGGATTTCTGAGTATGGGGGTCGAATAGTGCCTGACAATATTAACTCCTCTTTCTTTACGTAAAGGCTCATAATACTCGGCATTGTTTTTAATAACAGCTCTTTTGTTAGATCGTGGCAATTTTAAAATCCTTTTAGGTCTTATCTATAAATAGCATTTGAAAAAAAAACTATTATGCTTATGTGTACCAGCTATGTCATCGTGATAAAAGCGCATCTGTAGTAGCTTCAGCTTCGTCGCGTGCAGCGTCAGAACCTTCCTCTGTTTCTGGACGCGGATCCACGTCGCGAACGTCTTCTTGGGAGTCCTCAAGACTCTCGCCGGCGCCCTCAACCGCTTCCGGGTCTTCCGTAAGGCTCTCGATTTCAACATCAGGCGCCGGTGGGTCTTCTGCCAAAAAAACGCCAAAAGGCCACGGGCGAGGTGCGTATTCCCTATTTTGCGAATCATTTATTGTAATTGTGCCTGTGCCAAAATTACCCTCAAGATCCCACCCTAACGGGTGCTCATGAACAGGCTCAAAATCTAAATTAATCTCAATAAGCCGCGGCATTATAGCTTTAAGTTGAGAACTCGCATTCGTGTCAGATGGCGAAACTTGTACTTTTTCAGCAACACCACTTGTATCACCCATATGGTGCAAAACGATAAAGTTACTTATAATTCCCAATAAACCATCGTCTTGATTCATTGCATACGCGTTATATAAATAACTACTATTTGAGCCGGCTGGTCGAGGACCGGCTGGAGATTCGGCGGGACGCTGGGGAGTTGTTGGCGGGGTATTCATGTTTTGAATCATGTTCATCATCTTTAATCTGACCATCGGTGATCGAGTAACAATTTGCGCTAGCGCCGTTTGTTGTGCAAGAACCGAATCGTTAATTTTTAACCGGTAAGAAGGATATAGAAACTGTATCAGTTTTTGAACTTTAGCCAAGTTTTCATATGCTTCGCCGTTATTAATTGCCGGAATTGCGAAACCAAGCGAAAGCTTTCTTCTAGTATTAGAATAAATAGGAACCGCGTCTGATCGACCATAAATTTTTTCAGCCTCCCATTCACATAAGAAAGTTTCATTGTAGTTGGTCACGAACGATTTGAAGTGGATTGCTGTATCTCGGTCTTCTTGCGTAGCTATACGACGAAAACTAATACGCATTCCAGCTTTTCCAAGAAATTCTTCCCCTGGACTTTGTAAGGTGTCGACAGAGCCGGAAGTATATCTTCTATAATTAAATTGATCGTAAAATTCATCCATTAGTCTGCTGCATCCTCTTGGTCAAGATATTCTTCATATCCATATATTGCATCAATAAGTTCTTGATCTTGCTCACTTAAAACGCTAGACTCGCTTTTAGAAGATCCAGATTCCCCTAATATTTCATCCCACTCTTCATCAGTATTGTGCATTGCATCTGGATCTTCTAAACGCGCTTGTTCCTCTTCTGAATAGAGCGACCCTGGATCAATCGTTAAATCTCTTCCTGTCATATCACTCCAGCTGCCGCGCTCACTTCGTTCGCCGTACTGTATACCAATAAAATCCGTATTAGGATTAGTCCATGGCTCATCTTCATCGCGATCGTCGCGGTCTCTCCGGTTGCAAAAAATACGACACTCGCGATCTAAGCTTTCTTCGGTTCCTTCCTCTGCAGCTTGCTCTTCGTCTTCCCCTGCAGTTGGCGTTTCTTCTTCGGGCTCGTCGACCGGTTGTTCGGGATCTTCTGGACCGCCTTCAGGTGGACCGTCAACGAGCGGTGAATTGGGCGGAGCAGGTGTCGCAGGTGGTGCCGGTTGATGTAGGGGCGCGCCATACGGGAAGTTTGAGCCATTTTCATCAGCAGTAGTAAACACGCCGAACTGATCGTTAGCGTTCCACCCAAGAGTATGCTCATGAATCGGATTAAAGTCAAAATTAACCTCTATCAGTTTTGGCAATATCGCCTGTAGGCTTCCTGGTGCACCAGATGTGTCGGCGCTCCAAAATTTTTCGATAACACCCTCAGATGAGTCTAGATTGTACTGAAGAGATAGGCTTCCAATATAACCCAGCAAGCCTTGACCTTCCATATCATAAGATTCATATACGTTGCTAGCATTACTAACATCAAGCCCATTAATACTTAAATTATTGGTGTCTCTTAATATGTTCATAAATTTAACTCGCAATACTGGCGACTGAATGATAGTTTGTGCTTGTGCGGGATTTGTATACGTCGGATATAGAAATTGTACAAGTTTTTGAATTTTACCTAAGTTTTCATATGCTTCGCCTTTACTGCTTGCCGGAACTTTAAATGAAATTGAAATCGTTCGAGCCGTATCTTTAAATAAGTATAACGGATCTGTTCTACCTAATAACTGCTCAGATGCCCAGTTGGTCTTATAAGTTTCGGTAAAGCTCTCAATAAATGCTTTGAAATTGATAGTATTGCCAGTTGGAATATGATAAATTTGAATAATTTTGCCGGCATTTGCTTGTATGTCGTCACCCGAACTTTGCAAACTCCTGCCATCATTCTGGTATCGTTGATGATTGAAAATTTCATAAAATTCAGACATATCTTACGTATTCTCCTTGTGTTTTCTGCTATTAAGGCTTCACGTATGAAGCATATTCATCGACCGCTATACCCTTCATTAGTTCTGTTGTTGCAGGTCCGTCTAGCTTTATTGTAAATTCAGCATCTGTAATGGTCACTTGTTGAGTGCCACTATCTCCCTGATTGGCATTCGGGGCGGCTGGAGCTGCATTAACAGTTACAACAGCCGTTCTCAACGCAGTCATAGCATTCGCAAAAGCGCGAGCTTCGTCCTCTTGTGTAGAATTTATTGCGTTTGACAATTGTTGCGCTTGTCTTGTTATATTATCTAGGTTGACAGAAGCGAGACCTTGTATCTGGCTCATAATTGAGTTTTCTGGCGCGGCAGTATCGGCGGCGAGATCTACCATGGCAGAGCGCAGGGTTCTGAGCCCTTTAACGTTTGCATCAATATCAGTCAAGCCTGTAAGTGACTGGGCTAGAGCATCAATTGCGTCACCAATAGAACTAAGCCCAATGGCGATACCGCCGGCAATCACAGCCATCAAGCCAAGGGCGCCCATAAAAGCCCAAAATTGCGGTCCGGATGTTAGTAGAGTAATTGCCCACATCATCCCCATCACCCCCAAGCTTACTGCTGCAATGCCGGCAACAGCTGGCCATGCAGCATCACCTAAGCCGGAAAAAGACTGAACAAGGTAGCCCATCGCAAGAATAACACCACCAATAGCGGCGCCCAGCGCCAAAATAGCAGGAACTATCATCCATATAACTTTTCCGGAACCTGCCATAACAGCAGAAGTCGTTGTAGCAGTAGCAGCCATGGCTTGCATTGCAGCAATATACGGACCAGATACGGCAGTGATGCCGATTAAGGCAACCTCAAGACCAGCTAACCCCGATAATAGCGCCCCAACCGCCGTAGCGTGTCCGCCTGCAGCAGTTGCGGCGCCGGCGTTAGCCACGCCGAGACCGCCCACACTAGTTCCTGCGGCGGCGGAAGAGCCAGCCACAAGCCCCATCTCTGTAACGAGCGCGGTCATTCCCGCGACCATGGGTCCCATACCGGCAACAACGCCGACTGCCTTGGCCGCCATGACAGATAGACCAATCCCGAAAAGACCCATGGCGATCATTCCAATGCCCAAGATAGTTCCCCAGAATCGCACTTTTTCGATAATAGTGTCAAAATGTTGTGGGAGAGCCCTAAGAGTTTTAATCCACTCATCCATTCCACCGAGCATCTCAATAATTTCATCTGAGTTTTTTGCTAAAGCAGCTGTGAATGCTTCTTGAATCGACTGAACCGCTAAAGATTCTTCTGCGAGTTTTTCATAGTCTTCGGCTGCTTGCTCTGTAGATCCGGCTAACAAGTCTGTTCTACCAGACATAACAAGTGCCAATTCGCTAACATCATTAAGACCTAACGCATCTGCATAAAATATCTTTTGGTAATACGACATATCATTAAACGCCAGTCCGGCGTCAGTAAGCGCGCCCTTCATCATTTCAAAACGCTCAACTGGATCAGTTGCCATCATTAAGTCCATAGCATTTACCATATTGCTACCAACTGCAGCATTAAGTTTAGCCGCGGCAGTTGCAGCGCCTTCAAAAGTATCCGCAACATTAGTCATATCGAGGACCTTTTCTAGTTGCATGCCCGTTACCTTAGCGACTCGGGAAAGATCTTTAAACGTATTCATACCATCAGTACCAAACTTAGCTAAACTGGCGCCGGCAGCTGCAAATTCTGCCTGCAGTTCAGCGGGCGCTCGCCCTATCTGTTGTGCATATCTAAAAATCTCATTATTTGCATTGTTTAGCGCCTGACCAGACATGCCAAACATTTTTGATTGAATTTGAATGCCTGCTGCTAAATCATCAACTGCAACACCATAATTCGCCAAAACAGCTGTATTTTGCTGTAGCACTTGTTGCTGCTCTGCCGACATAAATGTAAAGTCGGTGAATGTGGTAAAGAGCGCCTGTGCTGAAGCGCTGGCTTCCTCCATAGAAACACCAAATTCGACAAGAGCTTGATAAGTTTGCGTCACACCTTGAGCCATCCCTAAAGACGCGCCGGTTGCTTTCATAAACGCATTTTCCATGTTATAAGCGCCCACAACCATGTTCACTAGATCATTAACGATATTTCCAATTATGCCAGTTCCAACTGAAGATGCAAAAGCTATCATACCGGCTTTACCACCTTGTAGTGCTTTTCCAATCTGACTTATTTTGCCAGCTATGTCAACGCCATCAAAAGCGCTCATAACACCGCCAAGCTCTTTACCTAGCTGGCGTGCGGCTTCAATACCTTCCTTCTGGCTAACTACAAACTTGTCTTGGTTTGCCAACAATTCTTCTGATATGTGCATGCGCGCTTTAGACTGGTCGACCATCTCCGTATACTGTTGCATGGTTATGCGACCGGTCTTTAGCGCTTCAGCAGCAAAGTTTTGAAGCCTTTGCTCTACTTCAACTGCTTGACCAGCAAGAATTGTTTTTTGTTTAACACCCTTTGCTTGTTCTTTATATACTTCTAATAATTTGGTGGCTGCTTTTAGCTCATCTTCAAGATATTCTACACTCTCTCTTTTAATTTTTCCTATTTCTCTAAGGTATGCTAATTCTTCTTCTGTTAGAGCGTTAAGGGTTCGCTTATCCTTAATCTCTTGGTCGGTCAAATTTTTAAGTTTTTGTTTTTCGTCGCTTGTGAGAGCCAAAGTAAGTTTCCGCCTTTAATGGTATTTTATTAAATAAATACAGCCTATGATATAAATAGTTTTTATAAAAAAAAAGACAGGGCTTGCGCTCTGTCTGATTCAACACATAAATAATAGAAATTAACCGCGAGGAGAGTTGTGTTTCGTTAATACCTGGGAGTTTTTTGAGCCGCTGCTTCCTTTGGCACTCTCCACTGCTTCTTTTTCCATCTTGAGCTGCCTTATCAATCTCTGGACAAACCATTTTCTGAGTGCGACGGGTAAATTATAGGCTTCAATGAAGGACCATCCACCTGAATATTTTAGATAAAAGAACTGATCATACACGTTCTCCATATATTCATCGCTTAGGCCAAAAAAAGTCCGCACCAAGCGGAACCTCCATTTCCTGCTCAAAATCACACTCAGCGCAGGCAAACGTTTCTGAGAGTTCAATGTTAGGGGTAGCCATCTGATGGGCTAATCTTAGGTGTCGGGAATCCATAGACGGAATATTATCAATTAAATATTTTTTGGCTTGCAGCGTTGTGTCATTCGCAACTGCTACAATTATAGAATCCAAGTGGCTTGTGACGTTGTTTTCAATACCTCTATTGTTATTAGCTTTTTTCTTTCTAGATGTCACTCTACTAATAATTGATTTTTCATCAGCACCCGTTAATAGCCTAAACGTAACAGTCAGATCAGTAACAGGCAATTTTACATCAAACGTTCCGTTTCCATTATCAATAACATCCATTTCGTCTGATATTGAAGTGTGGTTCATTTTAGCATCTATTAGGTCAAAACAATAATTTTGTGAGGCACCGCATGCAGGGCAAGTAACGCTTGTCTCATAATTTGCGCCGTATGCAGCAATTCGTGCAGCTATGATAATTGCGTTTCGATCACCTACAAGTAAATGATCCGCATTAATCGATTGATCAATAATTAAGTTCTTGATTACCCTATCTAACGCCACACCTTTTTTCAACAACGAACGTGAAGTTAAGATATCTTCCTCTTTCGCAGTCATATGTTTAATTTCAATTGTATCTTGCTGGTGTAGTGGGTGTCCAGCTGGGTAATAAATACCTTTCGATGGAATGTCAACAAACGTAGTTGGCACAACGAAGGAAAATGGCTGTGGTGACGTGGATGTTGTTGCTGCAGCAACTTCGCCGGCGCTAAAATCTTGAGTGCCGCCTAGGCGATCTCTATTTCTTGACAATTTACACCTCTCATGTTGTTATGTCATTATTTATATTATATATGAGTTTGCTTAATTTTATAAACTTAACGGAGCTACACCATCGTTGTGGCGCCGGGTGCTCGGCTTTGAGCCGCAAAAGCTACTGTGCTTTCCCCGTCGGTCATTGTCGCCCAATCATACTTCATAGTTAATGTTAATTCCGTTAAATCGTCGGCTCCGTATTCAAGATCTCCAAATTTCATTTCTGTAATGATGGGGTTTTTTAATTCCCATGATTCAAGATCTTCTCCAACACCATTAATTTGTGTAACAACAACCTTTCCAAGTGCGCTAGACATCCCAGCTTTCGTTAGCGTGTGCCATGAATTTTCGTCAGCGGGAACACCATAACCCGAATTAAGCATAATCTCGCCAAAAATTGACGCAACAGAAGGGTCTGTAGGATCTACAAGCGTAATCGTGACGTCGTTCCAAGTAACAGTGCCGGGATAGTAGAACGTATGGTTTAAATATTTATGTTCGGTTGTGGCCACAGAAAAAGAGGGCTTTGTCGCTGTTTTAGCGTACCATACTGTTGAACTGGTTCCGGAATCGGTGCCTGTGATTCCCGCAATTGATACCAGAAATCTGAACTTTCTTTTAGGGTCGGCGATACCGCCGGCAGTGAAATCTTTACTCCAAAAATCAGACATACTTAGAATTCTCCTTCTTTATAGTATATAGTGTTCTGCGTGTTTTTTTAATCATCAAACGATGCTCCCGACGACATAACTACGAAATCGATAGCTATGTATTCAATCGCCCTAGTGGGCTTAATCATAATCTTGGCGTAGAGTACATTTTGATCGATTAAGTCAGGCGTCGTGGTGGTTTCATCCAGAATCAGCTTATAATCTGAAATTCCAAACGTTGCTTTTGTGTTCGCCAACAATGGCTCGATAAGCGATGTGAAGTTTAACCATGTTGCGCGAGTGTTTTGCTCGAACAGTACCTGATTTGAAAGAATTGAAATTTGCTTCTTAAGGTAAATAACCAATCTGCGGACATTAATTCTATCGAGTGCGGTAGAGCGCTCTTGAAGCGTTTTCTGTCCGAATACTACGATTCCACTAGATGGGAACGATGCAATTGGGTTAATCTTACTCTCATATAAAGTGTCACGCTCATCAGAGGTTAATCTTTCTGATACGTTAACAACTGGTATGCCAGCGGCACCATCAGTAAGACCTCCGCGATTAAATCCGGCTGGCGCAAACCATAGCTCCGATGCTGCTTCTGAGCTAGCAAGGACGCCCATCATTGCCACGCTGGGCGGGATCCAAAGGAGCCTTCCAGTGTTTGCATCTCTTGTCTGAACCCATGGATAAAATGTGCAACCATAGCTAGAATCAACTCTTCTATTTCTCAATGCTGTAGCGGATGTTGTAGGTGTGGTTTGCGAAGTTCTTTGATCCTTAGAGTTGTAGTATGCTTCCGCAGGGGGAACATATACATCGGGAAGATCAATAATCGATAACGCATCTCCGCGGGCAGAACAGACATCAATCATGTGCTCTGTCAAGCTATTTTGAGTAAGCCCCGGCGCAACTAACAAATTCATGTTAATGTACTCAGGATCTGCAACCGTGTCCATTGCCCTCAAGTAGGTATGGTAAACATATGAACTATCTTCATTAGAAGTGCTAGCCATTGCGCCATTATACATTGGATCTGGCTTCTTAATATCAAAGCCATCAAATCCACCCCAGAAAGGTGCTGTAAATCGGTTATAGTTAGCATCTAAAAGCGTGCTGTATGAATTCACCGCAGTCACAGAAGTGCCGGCTACGCGGGAACCTGAGCGATAATAATATTGAGAAGAATCATTCTTCCTGATATTATCAAGACTAAAAACATAAGTCCATGCATCAATACCGGTTGATAGCTGCTTCGCAGGAGGATCAGCGCTAACGGGATCATCAACAAATCCAGCGTGGAGCAATCTGTGCATGTCAACATAACTTCGGGCTGCTTTTTTACTTCCGGAAGCTCTTGTGTTTTGCCACCCAAAGTAAGCTTTGGTAGGATCGCTCATTGGACCATCGGAGGCTGACTGTCTAAGTCTATTTTTGGGGAAATGAAGCGATGCTGTTAATCCAGAGTTGCCGCCGAGCGCAGTTCCACCGGTTAAGAAGGTGGAAGTGGATGTGTAGCTTTGTCTGGCTAAGACCCGTTCCTGTCCTGTTGATGGCAAGTTACCAGACGCAATGATAAACTTGCCTTTAACGCCAGAGTTTTGAGAGCCACCAGGATCTCCGGATCCGGAAATGAGAGACTGAAACCCAGGAGGACCAAAATATCCGAAGGGGAGCAAAAGGGGATCAGATGCACCAGTCTCAACATCTTCTGCCATTTCTACATAAACAAAAGAGGAGTTATTTGCGTAGTCGCCATAAGTCTTTAATCTTCTTGCGGTGGTATCCCACTTGCTGTAACGATCTCCAATCTTTCGCGCAACAAAATTAGGCGAGGAGGGATCGAGCGTACAGCCATCAAATCTTTCCAAGATAGAGGGTGAGTCATCATAATCATCAATCTCGCGCAGTACAACAGAGAAGGTACCGTAATCACTTAGTGTGGTGGTTGAAGCGCGTACTCTTTCGATTGAAACTTTCACGTTCTTATGGAGCCACTCACCATGACCGCGACCTTTCAAGCGAAATAGTTTTGTCATTTGAGCTGGCTTGTAAGTTGCGGAATCTCCAGAGAGATCCTGTCCGATAAACCAGCCAGCAACCGCCTCGCGAGAAGGCTGTCCTTTCATGCTATGCGGGCCCGTGCCAAGCGTACCACTGAGGGCAATACCATAAATAGCCCCTTGGAGCGTCTGCGCTTCTGTCAAGTTTTTGTTGTCTGCAGTACGGTAATCTCTCAATGCATCTTCAAAAGTTTCACCTAACAAGATGTGCTCTTGTGTCGCATAGAATGTTCCTGAAGTATTCAAGAGTTGCGGGTTTGTGTTAAATCTCTTGCGAATAAAGGTATCCTCATTATCATCAAAGCCAAACTGAATAGTGTGCTCAGCTTGGTTAGAATCATAATAAATCGCAGTAAAGACACCGTTTGTATCTGAGCCAATGGCAGCTGCAGAGCCACTGTAGCTGCCCGCACCACCAAGGTCGGCGCGCAATGAGCCAGTTAAAACAATAGATCCGCTATCCATATACCAAATAGCAGCCAAGATGCCGGCTGTTCCGCCCACGCTCGGAGCATGGTCGCCGACCTGTTGACCAATAGGGAGCTTGGCCATATCAGCAGAGGCGCCGGACGGAAATAACCATAATCCATAAGCGCCGCCATATGTGCCGTCGAGGTTCGGATCTGATAATCCGTTTGTTGTTTCCCAACCAGCGGACGCATCACCGCCCGTTGTGCTTCCGGCACTAGTTTCCTGCCCAAGAAGCCTAACGTAATTAACCGGTCCAACATTGGCTCTAAGGAACGCTTTCGCCGCATATGTGCCATACATTGGTGATTGATAGTTTCCATCGCGATAAATATCGCCACCGCCGCGACCAGGGACGGTATCGCCAAAAACTTCGATAAACTGCTCAAAGGAAGCGATTTCGACAGGCTGCATAGCAAGCCCCTTTCTAGATCTTCCAATGATAACAGGACCTATCGTCGTGCTGCTAGCAGGGAGTTCTGAATTGTCTATTTCGTTGATAAACACTCCAGGAGATACAAATTTAAAGCTTGATACGGGCATATTTTAATTCCTCTTTTAAAAAACGACTTATTTCAGTTCGCAATCATACTTTAAATAGTATTTTGCATTTCAAAAGGCGCCCATAAAGCTAATAAAAAGCCAATTTTCAGTTCAGGAACTAACATTAAAGAAACCATCAGGAGCTGCAGCAACAACCGACTCTTGCGGAAACAATATTTCAATCACATTTTCTTCAACCTTTACAATGTTGCGATCGTCGTTCGGTCCCTCTCCAATCAGATATCCTAATACTTTTATCGTTATCTCGCTTGAAAAGGTTCTGATATCCTCCCCGAGAGCACCAACATTGTTATCGTGAGTGAACCCTTGATCAAAAAAGCCTTCGTAAAGGTGTCCGTTTCTGCGCATGATAAATCCATTTATTTGTCCTGTTCGCGTAATAAAAGGAGCCATCAAGTTATTCATTTGTTGCTGATATTCTGTTTTAATTAATATTTTGTAATCTAAATTCACATAAATCGGAATTGGAATGCTCAACGTTTTGACAACCATTCTTTTGTTGACTCTTTTAGTCCATCTTTGGCGGGTGCCAGAACTATTTGTTCTTGAGCCATATGCAACAGCGGCATTTCTGGTTTTATCCTCAACAATTTTTTTTGCAATTACCATTCTGCCTGTACGTCCGTCTTTTTTGTCGGAATATAAATGCGCCTGAAAGCCGCCTTTTCTTGTAGGATCTTTTGTTATACCCGAGCGCTCGATACTAATGACGGGCAGCTTAATTCCCCCGGCGTCATCTCTTAAGTCTTTGTTGTGCTTAATTTGATATGATCGTTCAGGCGCTTGCCATAAAACAGGCACTTTTTTAAATCCTTCATTAGAATAAGCGCTTAGGTTTAAATTTTCATTAATCCACTCCATTATAGCAGTATCAATATTCTCAATATTAGACGCCAACATTCCAATCTCAGAAAGCTTTAAATCTGAGCCGACTGGAATTAGCGCAAAGTCAAAATCATCAGGTAGCATCGAAAAGTCCCTTTCTTGCCTTTCTACAACGAGCGGCGATTTCAAATTCTTTGTTAGCTTGACCAAAAAGTAGTTTTGGTTCTGATAATTTTACAATTTCATAATAATAATCGTTGTACAGAACAAAGTCGCCTTCGCGAACATATAATTTTTGATCCTCTTCAACTCTTCTTTTGTGAAAATGCACTAATATCTCCCATTCTTTATCAATACCAACACCGTCAAGATAACTAGTGGAATACTCAGTAAATTCGATAAGAGCATATACCCTAACGGGGGGGAGAAAGGTTTTTTCAATAGCTTCGCCATATAATGGATGAAAATTTGTAGTCTCCAAGTCGATGGCATAATATAAAATCTGCTGACCAATTACTTTTTCTATTAATTCATCGTTTACCTGCTTAACAAGGTCTCTTTCTTTTTTACCTAAGAATAACGGAGGTGGAGGAGCCTTTGGTCTGTTCCATTGGTCATCAGCCATTTGTCATCACCCCACAAAAATTGGCAATGGAGAATTTTTGAACGCCGCGGCGGCGGCATCAGTCATCTCTGCATCATTCTTAGCCAGTTCCTTATAAACAACACTATCTAGAATTTCCATTAGTTTAGTTCTCAAGCTTTCTTGTTCTTCTTTTGCTTGTCCTAGCAGCTCTGCATGATTTAAAGTTACACTCTCGCCAGGAATCGGCATTGTGGTAAACTTGCCTCGAATTTGACCAAGCATTTCTTTACACAAAGCTAATGCATATTTACGTATCCACTGCTTACCCATAGAGTTAATACTTTCGTAAGGAATATTATTATACGGTAGCGTATTCATATTATTGATACCCAGCATACCTTCATTATAACGTGTGTTAACGTCCCACGGGCTTTGATCTACATAAAATTCAACCCAGAATCGATCCATGTCATCTAAACCCCAGTAACTAGGGGTGGGATATAGCCTTAAAAAATTGTCTTTAATCTCGTAAGAATAATGTGATGTTCTGGTATATATCGAATCCTCATACATGATCGCTTGCATTTTATTCTGCCATGTGGGAATAATCTCAAATGTGGAGTCATCGGCAAATTGCCCATATGTAGAATAGTTGCCAACCACACCAACGCCGCCATAGTAGCCATAAAAACGCCACATAGCCCTAGGAGAGCGATAATAAACTTTAGTCACTACAATTCTTTGATTATCATCTACAGCGCCAGCAAAGTCAACTGTATTACCGCCATCATCCTCGCCGCTGGCTGATGCAGTTTCAACGATAGTTTGAAGATCGTAGTCTTGTTGATTAGTGCCCGGCTTAAACGAAGCCGAATATATTCTATTAGTACCGCCATAGCCACCAACCGTTGACACAGCATCTCCGATCTTTCGCGCCTGTGCATACTGGAATCTCGGGTATCTTAATTCAATGTTGGATCCGCTAAGGGTGTCACCTAAAATAAGCTGCCCCTTCTCGTTAAACGATCCTGTAGCTGCGCCCAGGGAATCTGCAAGACTGTTTTTGCCTTGATGAATATTAACGATATATGAATATTCTAGGCATGCCTCTTCATATGCTGCATACACGTTGGCCGGCGTAAGTTCAATATCAATAACATCACCGCCAAGCTTCTTATATACATAATCAACCTGTTTTGAAGCCCCAGTTAAAAATCCCTGCGAGCCCGTATACGCCCCAATGGGGCATGCGACAGCGACTTTGTTCGCGCTGCCTGTTGTCGTTAAAATTACGGTACTGGTTTCCGATATCGGAGCAATTTGCCTTGTCATACACGAAGCCTCCCACTAGTAATAAGTAGTGTAGGGATCAGCTTTCTTTCTTAGATTTTGATTTCGACTTTGTTGTGCTCGTCGCCTTCTTTGGGCGTGCGGTTGTCTTTTTTGTTGTTTTCTTGACCGTTGCTGTTTTTGGCGCCGTTTTAGTGGTGAGATCCGGGGATTTAACAGTCGGATTAGACGCAATAGTCGGCTCTTTAGACGTTAAAGTTGTGTGCGTCGTATTTTGTGTTTTTTCAGAAATATTCACTGCTTCCTTGGTAGCTGTTTCTGTGATTATTGTTTGCTCTGTTTCAGTATTGGCCAAAAGCTTGGCTCGGGGGTGACTAGCGTGCTTTGCGGCAAACTTCGCTTTAGCAGAATTTAGTCTTCTTTTCTTACCCATAAAAAACTCCTATTTTGTGTAGTAACTAGTGCAAAAAAGCAAAAATCTCAAAAATTTGCCGGGGAAAAAATTTGACAGATCGCCAATTTTTAAAAAACCCCCCAATCCGAATGGAAAGGGGGGAAAAGTATATTTTAATTTAAAATTAAAATTAGCTCTTGATAATGTACTTAACAAACATACTCAAATAACCATTAGCATCAGTAAGGTTGGCACCAGCAACGGTAACGCGCATGTAAATAGTGGATGCGCTACTCTGATAAAGTGGCGCAGCAGGAGCGAATCCAAGCGCTCCACCGCTAGCGTGAGGCAAGTTACCTGCCGAAACACTCTGTGAAACACCATTAGCGAGATCACTGCTCGTTTGGTTAACCTGCACTGCAGCAACGATATCCTGTGCTCCTTCGGAATCACCGAAAGAAACAGTAATTGTGGTGCTTGAAGCAGCGTCCACATCGTCCTCGCTGACCATATAGCCAACATCGGTGATCAGTGCATTAGCTGGAAGCGAGACGCTCCAAAGATCATTATTTTGCTGAGCTACTGGAAGTGCGGTAGCATCGCTGTACTCACACAACTCAACACCCTTAGCATTATTAATTACCGATAGATTTAAATTTAAATCTCTCTTTAAATTTTCAAGTAAAGCCTGGGTTCTAGCCAGACCTATTCTTTTTGTACCCATTGTTTATAATCCTCCATTTATAATCGTATCACGAAACAATACAAACCCCGAAGGGCTCACATGTAAGTAGTTTCAGGCAAACGAAAGCCCCCGTCAAACGACGGAGGCTTTACATTTATATTGTCGCTATGATTTAGCTAGTAGCACCAGCCTCACCGACGAGCCCGC